AGGAGGCAGCCGATACGTAGAGCAGCTCATGGCTCACTGGGGAACCAAACCCGACGATGACCGGATGCAAAGACCCGAATACCTGGGCGGGAGCAAAATCCCAGTAGCAATCAACCCGATCGCACAAACAGCCGCCTACGACACCACAGTAGGAGCGGACGAAAGCCCAGTGGGCAACCTGGGCGCAGAAATGCACGTCGGAAGCAGTAAGAAAACATTCACCTACGCAGCCACAGAGCACGGCTACATCATCGGCATCGCCCTTGTGAGAGCAACACCGACCTATCAACAAGGCACACGGCGGCACTGGAAAAGAAGCACACGACTGGACTACCCGTTCCCGGTATTCAGTCACATAGGCGAACAGGCCGTGGACACGCAGGAGATCTACCAACCAGCAAACGACACGCCAAGCAACGCAACCTGGGGGTACCAGGAGCGCTATGCAGAAATGAGATATACGCCCAACGAGATCACGGGCGTCCTGAGAAGCACGGTGGCACAACCCATCGACTGGTGGCACCTGTCGGAAGAGTTCAGCGGAGAGCCCGCACTCAACGACACCTTCATCACAGACAAAACCAAGGAAGTACTCGCGCGAGCGCTCGCAACAGACAACGCGCAGTGGAGCGCGCAAATCATCATGGACATACAGCACGACAGCCGCGTGGCCAGGATGCTACCGACATACGGCGACCCCTCCCTCATCGACCACTTCTAAGGAGAACAACGATGGGATTCGGAATCAAAAGCCTGTTCAAAGCAGGAGGCAAAGTGCTCAAGTACGGCTTACCCGCCGTACTCGCACCGTTCACAGGAGGCGCCAGCCTTGCGGCCTACGGCGCCTACGCAACAAGCAGCGCACAGAAGAAAGCCAACACCACCAACGTTGGCCTACAGAGAGAGCAGCAAGATTGGGAAGAGCGGATGAGCAACACCAGTTATCAACGAGCAGTCGAGGACCTCAAAGCCGCAGGACTCAACCCAATGCTGGCATACAGCCAAGGAGGAGCGAGCACACCAAGCGTAAGCGCGGCAACCGTCAACCCAGAAGACGCCATGGGCAAAGGCATGAGCGCAATACTCAACCAACAGATGATGGCCGCGCAAATAGAAAACACACGAGCGGTGACCGCAAAGACCATGGCCGACGCCGAAGGCCAAGGAATCGACAACACGATAAGAGCCTGGGACATACCCTACGGAAGCGCGAACGCCGCCGACCGGCGCGCGCAAATCCAGGCAACAGCAGCCAAGGCCGTCCAGGAGGTCAAAAACCTGGAGCTGGAATGGAAGCGCAACAACTACGACCTGGAGACAAAGCAAAAACTGCAAGAGGCCCTTGTCAGGGCACAGAACGCACTCGCAACGGCAGCCGAGCTGGAGCTGCCGGAAAAGAGAGCAAGCGCGAGATGGTTCGAATCCCCCGTAGGGGGAGGAGGCCGAATCGCGAACATGACCAAAGACGTACTCTCAATCTGGCAAACACTCAGAGGCCACTAATGAACCACGAAGAACGACGCGCCAAAGGGCGCACCAAAAACGACGGCAAGTCCCTCACGGACCAAAGCCAGGCCAACGACACGGACATAAACGTGATCGTCAAAAAATACGGCGTCAACGCCGCAACCAGGGGAACCAACGCGGAGCCCGAATACATCGACCACACACAAAGACCGAAGGACCTGAGGGAAGCCTTCGAGATGGCGCACCGCGCCCAGGAACTCAAGAACGACCTACCCGCGAGCCTACGCAACAAAACGATGGAAGAACTAACCGCGTTGACGGCGGACCAACTGAACGCAATACTCAACCCGCCGGCAACACCGCCGGCGACACCACCAGGTGAAACCAAGTGAGGATCTACGCCGTACGCGATCGCCTGATCGACTACTACATGAACCCGTTCGTGGGACCGAACGAGAAAGAGGTAATGGCCGCGTTGGCCAGAACGGTCAACAGCCAGGAGGACACCAATGGCATCACACAAGCGCCGCACCACTTCGAACTCTGGGAACTCGGGGAGGTCGACGAAGAAGGGCACATCAACCCGACAAGGAAGCTCGTCTGCGACTGCGCTAGCCTCATTCGAGCAGGTGTTCGGCAAAGGGACCAACGAGAAGGCCAAGAAGCTGCAAACGCAGCTAGGGCGGACACTCCGCAGCATCGAGGAGCTGGACACCCTGGGAGAGCCCCAAATGGCGCTCTACCGGGCACGCCACCGCCAGCGGAGGAGGCAACTGCTGAGGTACGCAGACCAACTGCGGGAGGCTATCCGCCAAGAGACAGCTGACGCTGTCAATAATTGACACCGGCAGACGGTGTCAATAGGACCATCTTAATCAAGGGAACGATGGTCCACGCCCGGCAAACCAGGCAAACTGGGGGGGCTTGACGCCCCCCCAACTCTATGAAGGAGACCGCAAAATGCGACGCAGAACCTTAAGCCCGCGCAAACACTCGCGCAAACACCGAAGCATGAGCAGAAGCCACAAGGCAATCAACTCCCCGGGATTCATTATGCGGGGAGGCATTAGGCTCTAATGCCGTGTGCAGCTCCGCTGCGGGGATACAAGGCGTCCACCGGACGCCTTGTTTTTTTTAAAAGCACGGACTGGCAATTCAACGTAGAGCCATACACCGGACTGCAAGTGCCGTGCGGCATCTGCATCCTGTGCAGAGAGGAACAAAGCAGGCAAGCAGCCGTGCGAATAACACACGAGGCCACATGTCACGACGAAAGCAGCTTTCTGACACTGACCTACAGCGACGACAACATCCCAGCGCATGGTTCGCTGGATTACAGACACCTAACGCTATTCAACAAACGACTCAGAAAACACCTTGGCTCACTTCGCTACTACGCCGTTGGAGAATACGGCGATAAAACACTGAGGCCTCACTACCATATGTGCGTGTTCGGCCATGCATTCACGGAGAACCGCATCATAGTGACCAAGGAACCAAACCTCCTGTGGGAACAGGAATGGTTAACCAGGTGTTGGGGCCTCGGAAGAGTAAGAGTAGGCGCCCTCAGCTTCGAAACAGCCCGCTATACAGCGAGCTACGTCACGAAGAAACTTCGAAGCAAGCAACGATACGTCCGTATCGATGAGGAAACCGGCGAGCTCGTCGCCGTAGAACAGCCCAAGGCATTCATGTCTGACAACCTGGGCAAAGAGTGGTGGCACAAGTATGGGCATCAACTCGAATACAACGACTACGTGATTATCAATGGAAAGAAGCAAAAGCCACCACGCGCCTACGACCGCTGGCTGGGCGAAGTCAATCCGGAAGCAGTACAAAGAATCAAGAACAAGAGAGGAGAAAAGACAAAACCGACAAGCAAAGAGGAGAATCGCGCGCGCGCGCGAAACGCGCACGCACGCGTTAAGAGCAAGAGCAAGATCGTGTGAATACCGGCCTTAAATGGCCGGTGTCACACGAGGAACCAAGAAGGGGTTACCCACGAGGTTATGGGGCTAGAAAGCCCCCCATAACCTGTGGATAACCAAACAACCAGAGAAAGAAAGGAGTGGAAAATGATACGCAACAAAACTGCAAAGCAACACAACTTCGCCCTCGTTCCACGCGCGGATATTCCGCGGTCCGTATTCCCGATGCGTCAAACACGGAAGCAAGCATTCAACGCCAGCGAACTAGTACCAATCATGATTGAAGAAGTGCTGCCGGGAGACACATGGCAGCACAGAGAAAGCATCATGGCGCGCCTAGCGACGCCAATAGCACCCATCATCGATGACCTAGACCTAGAGACCTTTTACTTCTTCGTGCCCAACCGAATCACCTGGACGGGGGCAACGAGAGAAAACAAATGGGAAGAGTTCATCACAGGAACAAACCCAGCACTCGTGGTACCAGGAGTGCAATACAGAAACGTCGCAGGAAGCGACTACACGATAAAAGTCAACACAGTCCCTGATCACTTCGGACTGCTCCCGCAGACCTACACAACACCCGTCGCGGAGTTCAACGTACTCCCGCTCTGGGGATACCTCACGATCTGGAACGAATGGTTCAGGGACCAAAACCTACAGGATCCCTGGGAATGGTCACAGACCTGGACAGGCACGCTGGCAAGCAGCGGCATCACACAAAACGGAACACCCTGGGATCAACAGTGCTTACGAGCAAACAAACGACACGACTACTTCACAAGCTCCCTGCCATGGCCACAGAAGGGAGACGCCGTAGAAATCCCACTCGGCACAAGCGCCCCGGTCTACACGACCGGAGTGACAGGAGACGCCCTCCTGCCATGGACACCCAACAGCGCCAACGCAAAACAAATCAACACCGCCGGAGCAATAGGCGTACTCACAGCCGACACCGGCACGTTCGGTAACATGTACACCGACCTCTCAACCGCCACCGCAGCAACAATCAACGCACTGAGACTGGCATTCCAAACGCAGAAGCTGCTCGAGAGAGATGCTCGAGGAGGCAGCCGATACGTAGAGCAGCTCATGGCTCACTGGGGAACCAAATCCGACGATGACCGGATGCAAAGACCCGAATACCTGGGCGGGAGCAAAATCCCAGTAGCAATCAACCCGATC